ACTCTATAGACTATGCAACAGGATGGCAATATTCAGTATCGGGTACAAACGTGACCAACGGGGGACAATCTCTAAGTCCCAACCCAACAACAAACTCAGTGATAGTGAATCCATTAGGAGGAACAGAGGGGCAAGTAACAAGTGCCAACTCTGGTCTCGATTTAAATGGACAGAGTTTCACAATCGCAGAACCAGGAGCAGCATTCCAGTTCACTCAGACCTACATGGGACCAGGAGTGACAAACCAAACTGTGATCCAAAGAGTTACGGAGGTCACTTCAATAACCGATACGACCTCAATTTTCAGTCAGTAAATGGAACAAAGAAATCCGTTGCTGGTATTATGCTGCTTTGCATTTTATCTCCTAGTATTGCTCGCGCTGCGGATGTGGGTGGTGTAAGTGCAACAGCAAACCCAATCGCGAATAGCTCTGGCTCAGTGACGAACCAAGCTATTCAGGTTTTACAAGGTCCCTACATCACCAATCAATATGGTGGTGGTATCGCATGTCAAGGACCGACTGCTAATATCACACCATTCATCACTCATGCTCGTAATGAGAAAGATCCATTTGAGACACATTACTACGAACCTCAGTATGACAACAGAGATTTTGAAGGTCAGTTAGTAGAAGTTCAAAAGAATGTAAAAAACTGGCCATGGTCAGAACATTATAATGACAAAACTTATGTCAATGAAGATGGTGAAACTGTTCGTGCCTATGAAGATGGTGAAAACATGCCTATCACTATTATGGAAATGACAGGAGATGGTGTTCCTGATAATCCAGGACGGAAATTGTGGGATAAACCGGTAAGAACCGGAGATACAAAAAACTACAGTACTAGTATTGGATTGTCAGCAACACTTTCTTTTCCACTTGATGGTGGACTACAAGAACGTTGTAAGACAGCAGCAGATACTCAAATCCAAATGCAGCAACAAATGATTGCTAATAAGAGATTGGACTTTGAGATTGCCAGACTTAAGAATTGTGGTGAATTAATGCAGAGAGGAATTTCTTTTCATCCCAGAAGTCCTTATTATAAAATATGTGCAGACGTTGTAGTACAAAATGTCAATACCGTCATGCAACATAGACATTCTATCCCTTCGGTTTCAGTGCCGAACGTAACACCTTTATCGCCCGATTCCGATCCCGTTGTGCCGCCTTCCTCTCAGTCGCAGACAATACAGGGGGCGTCTTACCCCGTAAGGTCGCAATCTTCTTCATTACCTTCTTCACAGTCGGTTTCACAACCTTTAACAAAAGATCAGCAAGAGGCTTTGCGAGCAGTGCAGAGGTCGTCGCGACTACAGCAATTGAGGCGGTAACAGTTACAGCACCTGGTGATGGTAGGTTAGCAATAATCTGATCTGGTATATTTAAATTCTCAAATACAGGGAGACATTCTTTTCCTACTGTCTCATACCTAGTAATCTTTTTATTGTTTCGTAATACTTTTCCTACAGGGTTCTTTAACTGCTGCTCTCTTGTAGGACACTCTGCTAATGCAGCATCAGTTCTAGGAGGTGTTGGTGTAGCAGGAGTCTCTGGTGCTTCTGGAGTGTTTGGGACGACTGGTGGAGGTGGAGGAGACTCTGTTGTTATCTCTAACCTACGTGGATCATAATCTATTGGGTTATAACTAGGAGTTCCTGCATCACAAAATACTTGAACACCATCTTTATCTTCTTCTTTGAGTGTTTGATTCTCACTACTATCTCTGTGAGATTCAACGCATCCAGGAATATTAACAATAGGAACACCCACCTGTGTAGTCACGGGTGGGTAAATTGGCACTGCATGTGATGGTGTCTTTAACCAATCGGGGGTATCATTAATAATTAAATTACTAACTTGTCCGATTCCAATATCAATGTTGTCTAATTGTATTTCTGGAATCATTTTTCATTCTACTAATGTTCCATGTGATCTACGAATTTCTTTTAGTGCTTCAAGGTTCATATCTTTGGTGCCACCATCATAGGCAAGGGCATACCCAAACTCAATCATTTGCTCGTTAAGGGACACTGACTCGTCCCCAATGTATAACCAACCAAGAAGACGACCATATTTGCCGACGCCACCAACAAGTTCAGTCCTAACAGACAACTCATCGTCACCAGCAATAGTGCTTTCCAATTTCTCTTTGAGCCAGTTGGTTGCGTCGATTCCAAGTGCCTTCTCCTCTAAATTTTTCGTCCTTTTCTCTGGCGTATCAACTCCTGCAACTCTAACTCTTTCTTTCTTGTATAGATCAAACCCGAGGTCGATAGTTACGTCTATGGTGTCACCATCAAGGACACGATTTACCTCCACTACTCGGAAGTTGTAGCAGCTCTTCCTGCTCGGTGGTGTCATAGCACCCATCTGCTAATTCCTCAAACGATTCTCTTAGTATGTATATAACATAACCTAGTGCCAACCCAACAGCAATAATTACTAGAATGATTACTGACCATACAGGATCAGCCGGATTATCAAGTGGACGTAACAATAAATTCACAATCTATTTTCACTCCCTGCAGAAGGAACTAATTGATATGCCATTTTATCTCTCAACTTATTAATACGCTCATCATCATATTGCTGAAAATTTCCTCGCTTATCAACTTTCTTATAGTAGTGTAATGCGTTTAGGATGATTGTATAATCATCTATTGTTAAATCAAATTTCATTAGCAATCGTTAAAGACTGAACCAACAGTAGAACCAACAGTAGAACCTACTTTACCACCCAATAATGACACCCAACCAGCTGCTAACCATCCAACATATGGAATACCGATCACAGCAGGAACACCAATGCCAGCAGCAATACTAGTTCCTGCCATTGCACCTTGAGACCGTGCTCCAGCGTCCGCCACGATACACTCTATGTCTTTTGCAGACTTTCCCTCGTCGTCTATAGCACCTCCTGTGTTACGAGTGCCATCCATTGTATATTCATCACGTCTATATTCAGTTCTCTTCTCACTACTATTACCACCAAAGAATCCTTTCTTATTCTTATCTAAATCAAGTGATCTCTCAGAATTAAGAATAGCAGGGTCGTTTGCTTTATATTCTATACTATAACCTTCTTTACCTGCTTTGATCTTATAAGAAGAGTAATCTCCTCTAGGTAAATTAATAATTGGAACTTCTGGTGTTTTTGTTGCTTGGATGATGTGCCCTAGAACACCAATATGTGCTACGGCAACAACACCACCAACTCCTAATGCAGTCCATTTAAAGAAGTTCATAAGATTACACGGTAGGTTTTACAGGTGGTTCGCCATCATTAGTGATAAACTTAATTGGTGCTTGCTCCACACGAATAGTTTGAGCAGGTGCAGTTTGTGCTGCAGCAGCAATCAATCTTTCCATATCTGCTTTGGTAATGCCACCACCACCATTACTAGATTCTCCTGCTTTCTTTGCTGCCTGAACTCCGAACGTAGCCAAAACTCCGGTGAAGACGCTGGCTATAAAAGTCGGATCTAGTTTTTGCTCTGGAATACCGAGTGCGGGAGGAAGTTTAATATAAGCGAGCGTGAGTATTCCACCGCTCCAAACAAGGATGCCAAGTCTAACAAAAGTAGACAGAATAGCAAGCTGTTCTTCTTTGTCATCTGCTGCTTCCTTTAATTTACCCAGAATACCTTTCTTCTTAGGTTCTTCCTTTTTTACTTCTTCTGGCATTCCATATAGAGCAACTTATCTCTATTTAGAAATATATCCTTCTTTGACTAGATACTCTCTAGTCAGTGGAGTGGGAGGGTATATTTCCCACATATTACCACCAGCACAAGCAGCAAGAGCATTCATTGTCATATTCTCAGTTCTACCTGCCCAACCTGCTTCTGCTTCCCATGGTACAGCAAACTCAGGATATGTGCGCTCTGCCATCACACGCCAGATCATGGGAACTTCATCCTCTGGTTTGATAATAGCAATCAAACTATTATCAATAGTCCCTGCCATACAATCTTGTGCAGCGTGCCATCCTTCATGACGCATAACCATCATGAGTGTACCAGGATCGCCCATGAAGTTCTTGTTTAGAAAGAAGTTATTAGAGACAGTATGATACACACCACGATGTCCTTTCGGAAAATACTTCTCGTCAGAAAGGAATACATTCACTCCAATCTCATTCAAGGAGTGAAGCATGTTATGAAACTCACCGGTGACACTAGTAAATTCTTCAGTGTTATCATACTGCGATGAGATGTCAAGCATAGAGTATACTTTCACCACATCATCAGCACATTCACCAAGAAGCATACATCCCATAGAGTGCATGGTATTATATTCACTTTCTTTAAGTGGATCTGCAGAGACAGGAGCAACTAATGCTGCGGATGCCAATAAACTAAAAATAATTTTTTTCATAATCAGAAAGGAAGAGCGGGACCAGTTGTGGAAGGTATGGGGGGAACAGATACACCACTAGCAGCGCCACCAACAACACCACCAGTGGCACTAGGAAGTTCCGGCATTCCAGGTAGAGCACCAGCAATTGCTTCTGATGCTGCTGCTGTGATTTTATTCTTTGCGTTCTCAATAATAGAATCTTTATTAAGATATAGTGCAGTACCGCCACCGACGATACCTGCAGTTCCTATAAATGATAGGACTGCTAAAATATTAATTACTTTTTGCATAATAAGCCTCGTAGTATTTGGTAATGCCATTACAATTTACATTACCTTGGGACACCCAGTCATGGGCACACTCATATATAGATTGATTACTATACTTTGATTTTCTTTCGTTGTCAAGATCAACACCATATCTACTCAAAAGAATAAGAAGAGATTTTTCTCTGAGTTTAAGTTTTTCTTTACTATATCTCCAATCATCAACCATGAATATTCTCCGATCCACCAATAGGGTTTAAATGTAATGTAGTCTTTCCACACTTGGTTGCTATATCATACATCACTTCATGGATGTTCTCAGGTTCAGATTTAACTTCCCAGGAACCTCCAATACCACCATCCATATTTACAACAATATCATCGCTAAATTTTTTCATCAATTTCTCATGCTCCATTTGTGTTTCCGTTAAAATTGGTTCACTAAACCATTCATCATAAGGTGCAATAATTGGTGCTGGATATGTCATGATTGCCAGTGGTAATGAAAGAAGTTGCCTTTTGGATCACACATTGGGTCTTCTGCTACCACGCGATATGGTAGCATACTCTGTCCTTTAAAGTCAGTCCTATCTCCAATAATGCTATATGCTTTTAAAAGATTTTCTTTTCCTTTATTTGATTGTAATTCGTTAACCAAATTTATGTTGGCAACAGGTCTCTTGTAATCAAATCCTTGATATTGACCAGGAGCATAAACTACGTCAGCAACAGTGTTGGGAAAGTAAGGAGACCTAACTCGATTGATAATTGATACTGCAACACAGTACTCATCAAAAGTATTTACAGCCGCTTCAACTTGAATCGCTCTTGCTAAGTGATCATAATCGAGGGGTGTTAGTGCTAGGATTGTTTCTAAAATCATGTCATTAAAAAAGGAGCATCGATGCTCCTGTAATATACCGTAATTTATTTAGTTTGTCAAGCAGAAGAAGACGGTGAATAAACTGGTTGCATTAATCCACCACCTGGTCCGTCATTGTCATCATCAACATCAATATCAGATAAGATTGCATTAATAACAAAAAGAATCATCAAACCTGATGCGAATACTAACATTTACCATACTCCCGGAATAATTTGTCCTGTTAATCCATATGCTCCCATTGCTGCAATAACACCGATCATTGCGGCCCAACCATTAATACGTTCTGCGTTTTCGTTCATTTGTTTTACTCCTGTGTTTTGTTTTTGATAATAATTCTACCTTTACCTGTCAGATATTCTATTTGAAATACTAATTCATCATCATGATTCCAACAAAGTTCTTCGTAAAGGGCATTCAATCTCTCCATGTCATCATAGAGAGCATTAGGATTTGTCATTTAGTGTTTGATATCTGAAATATCTATCTACTATTATAGCAGAAAATTGTCAGTTGTCAGAATCCGAAGGCACCAAAGAAAAATACGCTACCACTGAAAGCATAAGAGACAACAGCAGCAACAAATCCAACCATAGCAGTGCGTCCATTCAATTTCTCTGCCCTTTCTGCATAGGTCTCATATCCATAACGCTCAGCATCAATCTGAGAGACATACATCTGGGGTTCTTTAGCGAACAGATTCTGTTGTCCGCGATCATTGGTTGTTACAGTCATGTTACACTTCGTTATAAATCTTTACATATTATATAGTAAATTTAAAGATCTGTCAATAGTCTGAGTCAGTACCATATCTGATACAGGTATTTTTGTTTTCTGGTGATGACCTACACCACTGTCTCACATAAGCATCTGCATCTCTATCCATTGTATAGTGAGCATGGTTATGCAGTGCCCCTATCAGTGCTATCACCCCCAATAGTGTGAGGGAGGTCAGCGTTCCTGGATTCGTTATGAAGTTTATAAAATATTTTTTCATAAAAAAGGGGATGCCGTCGCACCCCCAGTATAACATCTAGATGTTTATGTGTCTATATGAACGATCAGAAGTTGTACTTGACGCCCAACTTACCACCAAGACCGAAGTCATCATCATTGTCAGCAGTCAGGAAGGACAACTCACCATATACTCCAAGAGCATCGGAGACGGGAACGCCAACTCCTGCTTTACCAGAGAACTGAGTATCAGTGTCTTCACCGTCAACAGCGACGATTGCAGGACCAGCCTGGACGTAGTAAGAAGCAGCACCTGCTTCACCTTCAAATCCAACGTGAAGATCCGTGGTTGCAGCAGTGTAGTCATCTCCAACCCAACCAGCATTGGTTTCGACGTTAACATATGGTCCTGCAAGAGCAGCGCCTGCGGACATGGACAGAGCAGCAGCTGCTGCGAATACAGATTTAAACATTTGTTTTACCTTTAGTTACTTGCGGAATGGATACCCGCAGATGAATAGGGACTCGACTGTCCCGTGTTAAGTATTGCCTTTTGTTGCTTTAATTACTGAAAGACAAAAGGTGAAGTATTTATACTACTCGAAATTTCGTAGTATGTCAAGAGGGTGGGTTTTCCTCATGTTTCTGGGAAGGTTCAGTAATTCGACCCAGATACGGATCATAGTTCATGTGGTCTTTAATGTCAACCTCCGAACCAGATTGCTGCCACCAATTCAATAATGCATCGTGTGGAGCTTTATGAAAGACATTAATATGTTCAGGATGAATTGTTGAATCAAATTCAAGATTATATAAAAAGAGTGGAATAGTATAAGTCTTTCCACTTTCAAGAATAGTATCCTCAGATACTGCTCTTGGTTTTACACCGTTATCAAGTTTAAACTTGTTGCCACGAATATGATACTTCATCATTTTTGATGCATGATGACGACTAATCAAATAGATGGCAGCAGAAAAATCATTGATAAACTTTAGATGAAGTTTTACATGAATGTCTCCTGTGCAGATAGTAGTTAACTGAACACAATCCCAATCATATGGTAGAAGAGAAAAGAAATCAGTCCATGTAAAATTCCAATATTTTGCAATATCCAAATTTACATCATCTTCAACAATGATACAGTACTCGTCATCGGTCTCCTCATAAAAATGTTTGATTGCTTTAAGATGAGACATACAGCAACCAAGTTCATTCTGATTGACATTATCTGGGATAATTCCTTTCAAATGACATGAAACATCGTTATCACCTCTAGCATCATATCCAGAGATTCTAGTATGCTTCTCAATTTCCCAATACCTAAATTGAGATTCCATATACTTTCGTCTCTCAACATCACTGTCAAGATTCAGCCAGTATATATGAGGTAGATTTTTTAATTTAAAAGAGGACTTATTCTTGTCCATCAATAATTCTTGTCCATCCATCGGGAATTAAATCTTTCGTATCGTGGTCTTTTGTATATCCAGTCTTACCAAACCATTGAATGGGTGCTATAACTTTTTTATCTTTGTTAGAAGAAAGCCATGCACCCCACCAGGAGTAAGAAGAGTTTGCAATAATAAAATCGTCACAAAGAGACATTAGACAAAGGTCAACTCTATTATCAGTATTTTCAGAGATCATAAATCTATCATCAGAGAATAACTTTTGTTCTTCACACCATGAAGGATCATCTGAAAATACAATTACATTTCGTTTATCATCAAAATGTTTTAGTGCTGCTTCATAATATTCTAGAGGAAGATTGAAATGATTCACACTATTGGCAAGGTAATCAGTTCTTCTAATATGAAGAGCAATAGGATTATCAACAGAACTAATCATCTCTTTGCAAGGATTCATAACATCATCCTTGAAAGTAAAGTCTTCACGAATTTCATTTTCAATATGTTTAAAGTATTTTTCGGATTGAAAATACCCAATAAGACTTACGTGATCAGGACATAGTTTAAAAAGTTCTTCGTCAAAATGAAAAAATCTTTCTTTTACAGATGGAGCATGTCCATTGTTAAGAACTTCAATATTGACGTTTAGATCAAAAGAATCAAAAAGTTCAGATCTAACCATATTTCCAAGACCATCATCAACTGGTTGATCATAGTTTGGTATACAGAAATCTACACCAGTATTTCGTGAAATACCTTTTAGTGATGCATACTGAAACATCTGATTGGCAAATCTTCCCATTCGCCCAAGCGCATTAAAACCTATCATTTCAATTGTTCTTTTCTTTTTTGTAGATATTCCTGCTCTTTATAATAACTGAGTAACTGATTTCTGTCAAATGTTTTAATTTTATTCCAGAGTTGATAGTTGTTATTAAAATTTGGGTTACTAAACCAAGAGTTATGTGTTCGCGAATGTTCTAGATGATAAACATAATCATTCACTCTGGCAATACGATTGCCAAGAATACTCATACGATAATAAAATTCATCGTCTTCGCATCCCCATGATATAAAATTCTCATTCATCAAAAAAGAATCAATATATTTTTGACGACTGATAAACTGAGACCATCCAATTGTTGAATTAGAAAGTCTTTTCTTTTTATCCAGGACTGATGTATCTAATTTATCAATAAACTCACTATAAATTTGCATATCATAGTCAGCACACCATTGATAGATGCCACATTGATATGGATATACTACATCTGCATGTCCGTCATTAATTAATTGATATGCTTCATGATAAGAACTGATGGGTAAGATGCAGTCTGCGTCATAGTTAGCAACTATTTTTGTATCTGATGCGACGATTAAATCATTTAAGACTTTACTTTTGCAGAATAGTGGATCATCATTTTCTTCAAAAATATGCGTGAGATTATCCACATTTGCATATTTTTTAATTTCAGGTAGAGCTCTAAATTTAAATATAGATCTATTTGAAACTTCCTTTACAATGACTTTTGCAGGAATATTTCGTAGCAAATATGTTACTGATGAAATTATATTCCTAAGTCGGTCTTCAGTCTCAATCCTTGTAGGAATGAGAAATGTCAAATCCATCATATTCTAATAACCTCACGATTAAATTTTATGGTTCCTGGAAAATAATAACCAGATGTATCTAGGTGACTTAAAGCAGGTCCAAACCAAGGGTCTGGTATATAAACTTTCTTATTTGCATTACTTCCCAAGTATGCCATCCACCAAGAAAATGTACTATTGGCAATAATAAAGTCTGAACAAGAAGCACCTAAACACATGTCATGATGAGCCTTCTCATTTTCTTCTCTTTCTTCATCATTAAAGATAAAATTGCTACCAGTAAAAATAGTTTTGCACCATTCAATATCATCAGAGATAACAATGTATTGACGATCTCTTCCTAGGTCATCAATAGATTCCTGATAATATTTTTCTGTACAGATAGCATGATAATCTTGAACTCTGATAAAGTCCTTACCACGTCTAATGTTTAAACATACTGGATCGCTAGTATTATGCTTTTTATGAAATGCATTTGCAGAGTCTAAGTAATTCTCTTTAAATGTAAAATCATTTTTTACTTCGTCTTCTGCATTTTTAAAATATTTGTAACTTTCAAAATGTCCATAAAGACTTGCATTATCTGGACATTGATCAAACAACTCTTGACAAAATTCATGTTGATGCAAATCAACTTCATATCCATCAATAATTCCAAACCTACCATTAAGATGGTTGAGCTCAAATAAATGCTGCAAATGATGATTTACTGTAACAATATTATCATCTACATGTCTATGAAACCATGTCACATCAGAATGATCTGGAATGCAATGTTCATATCCTAGATTTTTTGCTATGCCTACTAATGACGCATACTGAAACATCTGGTTACCAAGTCTACCTTTAGTCCCCAGTTTATTCATTCCAATCATAATTAATCGCCTTTAATTAATCGATAACTATCTTCATCAAAATGTTCAGTAGAGAATTCAAATAGTTCTGAATCTTCTAATGCAACCATTTGATGCTTCAATCCAACTGGGATATGAAATTTATCTCCAGGTTCTAGGACAAGTAGATCAGCAGTAGCTAAGTTATCATCCCATCCATAATAAACAGATAACAATCCACTTTGAAGATAGAATGTTTCATCCTTCACTTTATGATAATGCCAAGAGCATCTAAAACCTCTTTTAAAGAATAAAAGTTTACCACAATAATCTTCGGTATTACAAATCCACTTTTCATATCCCCACCCTTTGGGGACATATTTAATTGAATGAGAAGAATTCATTTGCATTGATACCTTTGTCGTCGATATAAAGATCCCCAGAAGGTTTTCCAAGAAATAATTGGTGATACCTACATCCCCACAAACTTAATTGTATTTCAGTAAGTTCGTAAAATTTTTTCTTTGCCAGGTCTGCATTATTATTATACCTACCCATTCCCCTAGCAGTGAGGTAAACGATGTTATGTCCTTCATCGTATAATTTATTTATTTCATCAATTCTAGATTGTATTGGCATTGCTTGCTCATATCTCATCTCATCTGTAGGACCAGGAGTGCAGATAGTCCCATCAATATCAATTACATATCTCATAGCATTTTAATTTTATCTATCACATTAGTAGAAGAGTATCCACCAACACGACTAAAATACCTCACCTCTTTTGCATATTGTTTACCAACAACAGTTCCATTACGCCAATCACTACCCACAACTAGAATATCTGGGTTATAAAATTGAACGAGTTCTTCCAGCTCTTTGGTACTACCAAATACATGAACAATATCAATATATTTAATTGCACTCAGAATAGAATACCTATGACAAATATCATTGATTGGTCTTTCAGGACCTTTATCAGATTGAACTTTCTCATCAGTATCGATACCAACGATCAATCGATCACCAAGAGATTTGCATGCCTTGAATAGTTCGATATGTCCTGGATGAAGAATGTCAAAGCATCCATTAGTCCAGATGGTTTTCATTTTAAATAGTCCTCAACAGTAATGAATTTGTAATCACCCCAGTGTTCTTTTGCACAAGTATAATCTTGATACTTGCCTTTTAGGTGATCTGGAAATGGAATGTACTCCACCTCACCATTATACTTCCTTGCCACGCATTCTGCAACATGCTGGAAACTTACAGGTTTGCTGGTTCCAAGATCATAGATTCCAGATTGCTTATTATTATTGAGAACTAACTCAACAATATCATCAACACAAATAAAGTCTCTCAGGAACTTATCAGATCCTTCAAACAACTTAAGTTTACCAGTCTCTTGAACTTGCTTTGCAAACTTACTAACTGGGCTTGCTTGATCCCCCTTACCATCTTCACCATCACCATATACATTGAAGTATCTAAATCCCTGAATGAGAGGAAACTCATCAATATGATCTTGTACCCAATAGTCAGTGGTTACTTTAGATAGAGCATAGTAATTCAGTGGATTAATAATACCTTGCTGGTTACCATAGACAGATGCAGAGGATGCATACTTAACAGGAATACCATGCTTTGCTGCTTGAGAAAAAAGCCACTCACTATATTCTACATTAAAAGTAAATATTTGTTTCAAGTTTGTGTTTGTAGTAGAAGACATTGCTCCTTGATGGATTATACATTCAACTTTCTTCCAATCACTAAAGTAAGTTCTCCAGTGCCAACTATTATCCTTTTCTACTTCTACTACTTCTTTACCAGAATCTTGAAGTGCCTTGAGAAATTTTTTACCAATGAAACCTTGCGAACCAGTAAGAATAATCATAATACAGCAACTCCTTTTTGCGCTACAACTTTAGATGCACATTCATTTGCATACACAATACTCTTTATAATATCATCAGTCTCTACAAACTTTACAACCAGTGCGGACATAAAAGTATCTCCTGCACCAGAAAGATCTTTTACTTCCACTTTTTTGGTTGAATATTTTTTACCTTTAAACTCACAACCCTTTCCACCCATAGTATGAATAATTTTTTGTTTCATACCATCAGTCAAATATGATTCAGAATTACGATATTCATAGTCATTGATTTTAATAAACCTTGCACCATTTACCCAGTCACCCAAGATTTTCTTCGTGTCTATAAAGACATTTGAATGATTGGAACAAATGTATTGAATATCTTCTTCTAATAAGAAACCCTTATTGTAATCAGAAATTACAATCAAATCATAATTTAAATCAAGTTCCTTTAAGTTGATTCTAGGAATTAATTGAGTTGTATCAACCCTAAAAAACATATGATTACTTTCTTTATGAACGTATCTGGTCTTTGCAATTTCATACCAGTTATTATTCGTGGCAATATCAATTACTTTTCCAGACAGACTTTCAATGTTTCTGCGAACATTACCAGCCATGCCAGGATTTTCTCTCTGATCGACAATATTTAATACAGGAACAGGTGCTTCGGGACATAATCTATTTGAATCACAGTAGACAAATACATCTCTGCAAGTCTCACCAATGACTAAAATTTTATTCATGGATTACCGATATAAGGCTTATAGAAATATGCAATATCTTCTGGCGAATGTGGATTAAAGTATGCATACATGAATCCAGAATTACCACTCAACAAATTTGATTTGATATTTTGATCATGAGTCTTCACAAATAAATTTTCTTTTGGAAGTCTCTTGGATGAAAGTATAGCACAGAAAGAATCACATCCAGCATAGTAGTCACAGTATGCAACTAAGTTAATAATTTGTTGGATATCAGGGTTTACCAGAAGTTCAAAATTTGTAAGTGGAACATCAACCTCACGATCAGATATAACAATAACTTGTTTATTAGTTTTTTGAGATAGATCTTCTACAAATTGCCAATCAGATTCTGTGATAGTGGCGATGTCTTGCTTTGGTCTAGTCGATGTAGGACAGTGAAATAAAATATAATCACTATATCCAGGATCCTTTGCATTTTTAAGAAAAGTTGATCCATGGAAATTTGCCGTTCCATTCCTAACTTCATCACATACTTCAGTAAAGGTCCCAGCAACATCAATTGCTTGAACTTCGTTTTCTTGTAATTGAAATAGATTCAATCCAATACTAAAGTTTCTTTGAAAGTCGGGTCTAAAATGCCAAAAGGGAGCAGCAATAGGATCAAGTTGATTCATTGCATTTGCTCCCACTTCATCATCAATAAAATAATGCTTAGTTACATTAGGATATGATGGATTATTATTAAAGAGAGTAGATAATACTCCACCAAACCTACAGGCCCAGTATATTTCAGTAATACTTTTTCTCTCTTCATCAACAAGAAGGGAATCGAGACACATCATGTCACCAATTCCTACGGAAAGATATGTTTTCATTAGAAGAATTTTTTGTGTTCTACAATCATTGCGGGTCTATCACTTGCCTGAGCATATCTATATGCGGCAAGAACTTCGTCAGGTGTTTGTGGATCAAACACAGGGAAGTCTACAAGGTGACGAAATCCTTCAGTGAAGTCTTGTTCATGTGTTGGTCCTGAATAGAATAGAGTACTGTCATCAACAACTGTCTTGAAAATTACAGGACATTTAAATTCTCCATGAGAGATCCTTTCAATCTTATCTACATGGTTCACAATAGCATCTGCACCAACTAACATAAAGTCATGACGTTCAAAGTAAACCACAGGTCTAAATCCTTCAAATGCCATACCAATAGCAAGACCTACCATTAAATTTTCTGCGACAGGTGTTTCAATTTTTTGATCTAGATTGACATTCTTAAGTGTTTCCATAGCATCTCCAGGAACGATACTATAACCAATGAAAATATTTCCTTCATCACCCATCTCTGTCATTGCAAGAGATACAGAATCTTTAAAAGAAAGACCAGACTCTTCAATGTTCAAATCAGTTGAACGATCTTCAAGTACAGGAAAATACTCTTTGTCAGTCTTCATGACAGACTTCATTATATCCAGTGGTGCAAAGTTGCCTGTACGAATATGTGGACGAGTCTTTGTGTAGTGATAACGAACAACACAGGGAGGCCAGTCTAAATCTACACTAGTGCCCCAACGAGATTCTTTAGATGCATTCACTGCCATACCATCATCTTCAATAACAAAGGTGACTGGAAGATTCCATCCATCAACATAACGAACTGCTTCTGCAAAGTGTCCAGTATCCTCAATACCATCGCCAACAAAGCACCATACACGTTGATCAGATTTCTTTCTCTTCAGTGCCCAACCAATACCAACAGCAATACCAGGAGTTCCACCAATAATTGCAGAGACATAAAAGTTACGTTCACGATCAAACATAAACATACTACGACCATCACGCATTTTCTGCTCTACTTCTTCAGGAGGGATTCCATGAAGAAGTGCGTGATATGAGTTTCTATGTGTGGAAAGAACATAATCCCCTTCATTGATATCTGCAAAAATATCAATCAGTTGCTGTTCGTTACCTCCACACAGATGAACTGTAAAAGGAAGATAACCAGCATCATGAACTTCTGCAATATGATCTGAAAACTCACTCAGCTTTTCTGGTGTCCAGTCAGTTCCTCTCATTTTTCAGTATCTCCTATTTCGATAATAATTCTACCAGCATTTCCACTTCTAAGCAAGTCAAATGCTTCGTTTACCTGACCAAGTTTAAATCTATGAGTTACAAATTTGTCAACATCAAGAATACCTTCTTGATGCATACGAACATAACGAGGAATGTCTTCTGTAGGGTTGGTCCTGCCGCCCTGAGTTGCCTTAATGGTCTGACCCATACCACTAAACAAGTTAACAGCATTCATCACCTCTACACCACGTCCTGGTGCAGGTTGGCCAACAAGAATCATACGACCCTTACCTGATAATTTAGACACACAAGTACTGATTACATTTGGAATTCCTGTAGTATCAATAATCACATCAACTTTTTCTTCGATGGAACTAATGTCATCAATAAAAGTTGTTGCTCCAGCAATAAAACATAAATTTTTCTTATTAATATTTTTTTCTACGGCATAAATTGGACATGCACTTTTAAGGGAAGCTGCCTGAATGAGATTAAGTCCTACACCACCACATCCAATAACAGCAACACTTTCACCAAACTTGAGATCAACTTCATTATCAATGATTCCCATTGCAGTTGTAAGAGCACAACCAAGAATAGCACATAGATCTTCTGGAGTATCTTGTGGAACAGTAGTTAATCTGTTCTCAGAGACGATAGAATACTCACTGAGAGTGGTACACTTACCACTGCTCATACTCTTTCCATCAAGAATGTATGAAGGAAATGGTGCTTCAATACCAGTACCAGGTCTCCAATGCATTACAACCTTGTCTCCCACCTTTACAGTGGTTACACCAGGTCCAACTTCGTCTACAATACCACATCCCTCATGACCCATAAGGTGTGGAAGGAATTTTGCATTGCCCTTATGTCCACGAATTTCATGAAGTTGTGCCCCACAAAGACCACTAACAAGAACTTTTACAAGAACTTGACCTACTTTCAATTCAGTCAGTTCAACATCTCTGACTGCAAGTGGTGCATCAATCTGTTCTAATACTGCTGCTTTCATTTTAATTAATATAGTTCCAAGTTTTACTACAATGATCTTTCATATATGAAAAGTCATTTGCTCTATTTTCTGGAGTTGGTTTTGCATAAATGTAAACATTTTCCAGATTCAACTTTTCCAAAATATAATATATGGATGTTTCTACTGTGTGAATTTCTTTAGCATTCTCAAAGATTTTTATCCAATCAAATAATGTTACACCTTCATAGAAATCCATGTATACATTTGGATAGTCATTAGTAGTTTCGATATCTTCTCTTTTACCGTAATTGGGATACGTTCCACAATTATTATTAATGAGATTATATGGTTTTGTAATATCAAGTCCAATCCTTTCAATCAGAGCATTTTCTTTTTCTTCATTACGAGAGAAATTAAAGTACTCTTTCCAATCCAAATAATCTACACCACAAAAATCATATTTCATATGCCCATGACCTAGAGGATTATTATGTCTCTTAGAAGTCTTTTGAATATAATCTGATGTCTGAAGAGGTACAAACAAATATTCAGGTGCCTGTACCATATAAATGCTACTTGAGTTATAGACTTCCTTGAAAGGAAAATCAGAATCTTCATCAACAAACTCCACATTCTCTGCGATCATATAATCTTTCAGATAAGAATATGTTGTTGCTACTGGCCAAATAACCTTAGTGCAATTAGTTTCTGATAAAATAGATTGTGCAATTTTTTGACAGAAAAAGATATCTCCAATTCCTGCAGGTTGCTTAATTATACAAACTTTATCACTCATTCAACAAATGCTCCAATCACATAATCTTTATGCTCATTAATTGTTTGATATTCAACAATCGTATAGTTTGGATTTACTGAAAGAATTTTATCCTTCAACTCTTGCTTATTATGAGAGAAGTAAACTGGAACATCATCAATAAGAATACTGTGATCCTTGATTGAAGAGGTTGCAATAATGTCTAGTTCTTCAAAAGTAGGAACTCCTCCACCTTCTCCATGTGCATCAAGCCAGAATAAAGACTTGTGATCTAATCTACTTACTATATCAGGAAAACAATCTAGGGAAGTTCCATTCCAAAGATATACATCGTCATTATTTTCATACTTGCTCATACAGTGATTATAACGATCAGTCATAATTTCACAACTAAAGATTTTATCAAATCCAAGTTCTAATGCAACATCAACGCTACCACCAAGATGAGTACCAGTTTCTACAAAATATTTACACCCCCTCTTAATACCAAGGTCTTCGTAAATATAGTGCATAGGATTTTTTCCTTCTGCAGCTGCTCTATTGTAAAGTTCTCTAGTCATTGAAAATAAGTCTCCCAAATAAAATCTTCTAGTACTTCCATTTTTTTAGTCTTTTCTAAATTTTCTTTGATGGCATCCATCTTACTATAGTATATTTCTTCAGATACTTCAAACTCTTCAGATAAGTCAATGATGCCATCTTTATTAAAGACATTTCCAATATCTGGAGCGCCATAGTAAACAGGAATAGTTCCTGTTGCAAAACAATCTAAAAGTTTTTCAGTAAAGTATGTTTCATATGATGCATTTTCAATAGCAACAGAGAACATATAGTCACAAAGACCTTCTTCTTTTTTAGAAATTTCTGTAGGAAATCCTCTTCCAAAAAAGTCAACTTGATCTTTTAGCCTTTCTACCCACTCAAGACGATTAGAATGTCCTGCACACATATTTTTATTTGATGCAATCATTGAGATCATCTTAGTCTTATCATAGACCTTCGGTTCTTTGATCCATGTGCCTTGTGCAGGAACCCACTTAAATTTTTCAGGGTCAATATCAATCAATTCTTTATTATGAGTAAAGATGATATCATAAGTATCCAACATTCGTTGTCTACCGGCACCCTTCACAAAATCAGTGATTTGTGGAAGAATTGCGGCAGACTCAAGTATCCATGCATACTTTGGACCTGATCTTGAGTCATCAAACCCAAGACCAATGGCAGAGTCAACATAGAAAGTACCATCTCCACCTTCATCAACCCATTCTGTCAGTTTAGAACTTTTTCCTGCTACTGAACATCTGGGAGCATCAATATAATTAAAAGTATTTCCTACTAAGTTAAATTTATGCTTGGTCATTAATTTGTTCCTGAATCCAATAGTATGTGTAACGAATTCCTTCTTTAAGTGTCATTTGATAATCCCAATCTAATTTCTCACGGATCAAATCATTGTTAGAATTACGGCCACGAACACCAAGAGGGCCATCAATATGAATCTTAGTGACTTTTTTTTCTGCAACCTCAGCAGCAATATCTACCAACTGATTGATAGTAACCATCTCTTCAGAACCAATATTAACTGGTCCAATGAAGTCCGATTGCATTAATCTGTAAGTTGCTTCAACGCATTCGTCAACGAACAAGAAGGAACGAGTTTGTAGGCCATCTCCCCACACCTCGATAGCTCCACCGTCCTTTGGGAGGTAAGCGACTTTACGGCAGATTGCAGCTGGTGCCTTCTCTCTTCCACCGTTCCAGGTTCCTTCAGGACCAAAGATGTTGTGATACCTAGCAACACGAACAGGAATGCCGTGGTTGCGATTGTAAGAGAAGTAGAGACGCTCAGAGAATAGTTTCTCCCATCCATACTCAGAGTCTGGTGCTGCTGGATATGCTGATTCTTCACGACAGTCTGGGTTATCGGGGTCAAGTTGATTATACTCTGGATACATACATGCTGAACCAGAATAGAAAATTTTAGTCTTATTTACATCCTTATCTAAATTAAGTAGATGTTGCTCTTCGAGTACATTCAGATTAATAGACACTGAATTGTGCATGATGTCTGCATCGTTTTCTCCAGTGAAAACAAATCCTGCACCACCCATATCAGCAGCAAACTGATAGATCTCGTCAAAAGGTGAAAGAAACTTGTCAACAATTTGTGCGTAGAAACCACCATTAACACCAGTAGTACGAATACAACGACGAACAAAACTTCTGTCACGCAAGTCTCCTTGAACGAATTCATCAGCAGATGATTCGGAGAACTCAGGACGTTTAAGATCTACACCACGAACCCAGTATCCTTCGGACTTGAGTCTTTTCACCATATGACTTCCAATAAATCCACCCGCACCAAGTACCAGTGCAGTCTTAGTATATTCACTCATAATAAATTTGTTTTGTACAGATTAGTTACCTCTTCTATGTATTCTATCATAGAATCGATGATAACAGGAGAACATCCAACAAAAAATACATTATCCAAAACTTTCATTGCGTTTGGATAGTTGAATGCAGACTCCAAGTGTCGATATGCAGGATGTATTAAAAGATTTCCTGCGAAGTAATTCCTGGTTTGAATTTTATTTTTTTCTAGAAATTCAACAAGTTCTGTTTTATCCCCATCACAAATAATTGGAACTCCAAACCAGCTTGTCTCAGCATCAGGAAGTTCACCAACAACGCGAACTCCAGGAATGCTTTCAAAGATCTTATGAAGTTTATCTTTATTAGATCTACGTTTATTATGAATCTCATCAAACTTTTTAAGTTGAACAGATCCAATAGATCCAAGCATGTCAATTGGTTTTAGGTTATATCCAATTTCTCCAAAGACATACTTGTGATCAACAATCTTATCATAACCAGTAAGCCATTTATCAAATCGCTTACCACAAGTTCCACAACTCAAGAGATTCTGAGATCCTACACAATAACAATCTCTACCCCACCATGCAAAACTACGAGCAATATCAACAATTTCCTTAATGTTTGAAGATACCATTCCACCTTCAATCGTAGTGATATGGTGAGCAGGATAGAAAGAACATGAAGAGGCAACAGCATGTTTAGTGAGATACTCTCCCTTCCATTTACTTCCAAGACTATCACAATTATCTGCAATAAGTTCTAAATTATACTCATTACAAATATCTAAAATAGCATCATAATCATAGGGATTGGCAAGAACAGGAGATGAAAATAATGCTTTAGTTCTTGGAGTAATCTTTTTACGAATCTCATTAACATCCCAATTTAGATCAGAATAATCAATATCAACAAATACTGGTTTCAGATTATTCTGGATAATTGGATTTAATGTTGTAGGAAATCCACAGACAGATACAATAATTTCATCACCATCATCCCACGAAAAGTACTTCTTAAGTGCTGCAATCATTACCAGGTTAGCAGAAGAACCTGAATTGACCATGACAGAATGTTCAAAGTTAAACTTTTTAGAAAACTGCTTTTCAAACTTGTTTACATTCTCACCAGAGGATAACCATTTTCCAGTAAGGAAAGTCTTCAAAGCAACCTCTACTTCTTGATTATCCCAGTAAGGACCAGAATAAAAAATGTTGCTCTCCCCTTTTACATAATCTTTATTGTAAAGATATGGGAAAAAATTTTCTTCTGTCTCAAAAAGATTGTCAATAAATTCTTTAATTTGTTCTTTCATTTCAGTCTACAATGTGTGAAAAATTTTCTTTTAAGCATCCCTGCCAAGCAAGCTGAAACACTCTCTCAAACCAATGTGCCTCAACAGGATTATTATTGTAATCAGTATAGTCCATAATCTTTTTATAGAAGTTCTTACTATACTTCAAAATACAATTTTTAGGAACAGAATAGTTACACCCAGGAGCAAAACTAATCAATTGAGGAATATCTCCATCATCAATATCAAATAGATCATGAAGAAAGTCTCTGAATGTAGGGATTCTAGAATGAATCTTCATACCCTTAATATTTTCTGCACCAAAGAAATAATCAGGTGCTTTGTCATACCATTCCATTGGATGCGAAAACCAATGATCATTCATAATGTTTGGGAAAAAGTTTTGACAAACTGTTCCATGATCAATTGGCACAAACCAGTTTGATTGAAGAGCATATATAAACCTTTCTCTTGATCCGTATTCCTTTACAAGTAGATTACCTTTGATAAACACAACCATGTCTGGAAGGTTATCATAATAATCCACAATGTATCTTCCCATATCGTATGGATTTGATCCCACGTTTGGAGAAGGGACAACCAATCCAAGATGATCTATTTTTGATTTACCCTCAAAATCATCAGGAGTTCTATCATAGATTAATGTGTTGCTAGGAGAAAACCCATAAGCATACGTCATTTTTAACCATTCTAAATCATGGTTAGCATGATTACTTACTACAAGATGTTTGGATATCATTCATTTAGTATACTTTTTTTCATTCTATCACATCACAAAGAGTTTGCAAACCTTGATAGAAACTCATTTCACAATCAAATTTTAGTGATTGTAGTTTCTCAGTATTTAGTGTCATATTCTTGACCTGAATATATTTTTGATCATCTGGCATCGATACATCAATCAATTCACTTTTACTATCAAGTATGTCTCTAGCAGTTGTAATGATAGATCTAAAAGATTGCGAACTTCCAGATGCTATATTATAAATCTCATTAGGTTTACTCCAAACCATCAAATGATCAATTGCTCTACAAATATCATCAACAAACATATAATCTTTTAGATAGTCTCCTCCATCATATAATTTAATTTGTTTATCATGTTTTAATAAACTAATCATATATCCAAGGACATTCTTTCCAGAAGTGATCGTAGGATCTAATCCATAAACATTGCCAATCCTGAAGATACGATATTCGATTCCAAAGGTTTTGCAGTAAGATATAACTAATGACTCTGCACATCTTTTGGTAATGGAGTAGAACCCTGTGGGATCACATGGGTCATCTTCTTTAGCATCAATTACATCATTACCATATACAAATCCAGAACTAACAAAGTTAAATATAGTTCCAGTTTTTTTACAGTGTGATAAAACCTCTGTCAGAATTTTTAGGTTAGTATCAATATCAATCTGCAAGTCTTTAAATACATTTTGATTAGTTGTAGTACTAATAAAATATAGTATATCAGAAGACTGTGGTTTCCTACTGTCTCTTGGAATAAAAATTTGATCGGGATACATCCTACAGTAATTACTACCAATATATCCAGTAGATCCAAATACAGAGAGATTAATCATACAAACTTTTCACACTCTTGAAATGACTTTCCTTCACAATCTTTAACAGAAAGAGTAGGACTTTCATCCAGATGCCAATCAATTGTGAGATCATTCCAAAGAAGAGTTCTCTCATGCTCAGGATAATAAAAATCAGTAGTCTTATATACTACATTAGCCCTACCAGTTCTGGTATAGAAACCATGAGCAAATCCTGGTGGAACCCAGAGTTGAAGTTCTGGTCTATCCAATTCGACACCATACCACTCACCAAAACTCTCAGAGGATTCTCTCAAGTCAACAATAACATCATATACAGAACCTCTAATGCATCTTACCAATTTACCCTGTGGATTTTTAATTTGATAATGAAGCCCTCTTAAGACTCCTTTATGCGACATAGAATGATTGTCTTGAACAAAGTCATACTCAAGTCCAAACTTCTTTTCGTTGTAGGACTCAATAAAAAATCCCCTGTTATCCAGATACTTATCAACCTCAATAAGGAGAGCATCTTGTAATCCAATGTCAATAATTTTCATACCACTTAATCGAATGAACTACAGTTAAATCCTATTTTCATTATATCAACCAATATTTTTAAATTATACTAAAAAAGGGTGGTTTATGCAACCACCCCAACTAGGTTTTTTCATGCACGCCACTTGCTTTTAGGAAAAGCAAGAAACCTTATAGAGAAAGATCGTTGAAGTCAAGTGGAAGTCTAGCTCCCTTCAATTCTTCAAGAAGTGCTGTATATTTTTTTTCTAGAACTGCGATTCTATCATCACCTCCATCATTTGATTTTTTCTCAAGTGATTGAAGTCTTGCCTCAACTTCAACATCATACTTGGACATTGCTGCCCCATTTGCAGACTTTGCTGCGGTTCCTTTAGTTGACATACGACTATAAAATTAACTCTTTATTATTTAGTTTTAACAGGGTCTCATGACTCCACCAGGACTAGTTTAGCGACTTACCGAGTCTGTAACATAACAAGGGACATTCTCTGGGTCAAGCCAGAGAGTATACTCTGGGTCATCAATCGCAGTCAAGAGTTGCATCTGGTTGTCAAGAAGGTACATATCACTGTATCTCTTTGACCAACTGTTTGCTTTCTGAATACGATAGTCTGGCATACCATTGATTTCCAATGTGCCACACTCAACATAACGATATGGAAAACGTTCTAGTAGAACTTTCATGCTTCAACTGCTTCAAGATCGACAGAGATTTGTTCCATCAAAATATCATAATCATCAAGAGCATCGCCTGAAAAGACGACACCAGTGTTTTCATAATAACGACGAACTTTTTTAAAAAGTTTCGGATTTTTTACATCAAGGAAAATTTCTCCATTAGAAGCAGCACGAAGAGTGCTAAGATCTTTCTTGAATTTTGCTGTAAGTGCCATCGTTCTGTGTGTTGACCTTGTTATTATAAGGGTTTGACAGAGTTCTGTCAAGTGCTCCTTGCGTGGATCGAACACGCCTCAGGCGAATTATGAGTTCGCTGCATTCACCAGATTGCTAAAGGAGCAAATAGGACTTTTGTTTTTTATTTAATGCCCTGAATGTGGGGGTGAGACTGTGACAGTTAGGACACAATACCCTAAGATTTTTGAGTCTGGCATTCTTTCTGTTACCGTCTATGTGGTCTATCTCTAAGGGAGACTTACCAGTGACGGGGTGGATTTCATTCCATCCACACTGAGAGCACTTGTGGCCTGCTTGTTCCAGTAGATACCTTCGTATGTAACCAGAGACTGCATTTCCCCTTATTATACCAGACTGTTCTCCGTTTAACCACTCCTTTATATATTTTGTATCTTGGTATTCTCTCTGACAGTTACGACTACAGTAGGTGCCACCCTGTGAAGGATTGTGTTTAAATTCTTTAGAACAGTTACGGCAGATAGATAACATAGGTATAGAGGAGAATGGTTAATACACTAGTTATTTATACAAGTGTATTAACTTATGGGACTGCTGGGAATTGAACCCAGTTTGCGCCCTTATAAGGAGCGAGCATTAACCAATATGCGACAGTCCCAGATGATGAACTACTGAGCTTCGTTATTTTGCTCAGTGTATATTCGTATGAGTTCATCATCGGCAGGCATCATTACTGCTGCCTTACCATCTTCTCTTACAATACCTATGGTTTCACCATTTTCGACTCTTTCGACAAGTTCGTCAAATCTACTTTCCCATTCATTTATCGTAAAAATTTCCATTTTACTTATTTTTCTCCAATAAATTAGTTTTAATTTTGGTCAAATAATCATAAAGTGGTTCAAATTCATATTGAGATTTTGAATCAAGTTTTAGTATCATATCAAATTCACAATTTCCAACCAAATCTTCAATAGTATAAGTCTGATAATACCCTTTAAAGTGTTGGACTAAGATAGAAAAATCAACTTCTTCTAAAAAATCATTCAGCAGTTCATCATATTTTTTACCGCTTGGATGATCTCTATGTATTTTATAATACCTTTTAGCAAACCATTTCATTTCCTCATAGATTGTGTCTGAATGCATTTTAATATCTATAATAGAATCATTATAGTAACAATGACAAAATGATGATAACAAATTTTCTACGAAAACTGCATTGTATTCTGCAATATGATTTGGCTCATCTTCATAATCCCATTCCATATTTTCATGCATTGCACAAATAAAGTGTGCGATATCATGGCATGCTTTTGTTGGTGGAGGTTCTATATTTCTTCTTACTTCCTTTTTTCCAGATTCATAAGTTATTTGAGTAAACACTTTTCCATGTCTCCATTCCCATTCAATAGATTTTATAGAATTCATTTTTAAAATAAAATAATCGGGGCGACACGATTGTGTTTTTATTATAACTCTACTTGTGTCCCTTGTCAAATGGTGCCCAGTGTTCCCATCCATATTTGTGAACATAATCTATACCAATAACAGGAACAGTTATTAATAAAAGTCCTAGTATACTAATACCAATTGGATTATTAAGTGTTGCTGCTGCAAAATGCGACATTTGATGTATCATAGAATTACCTATCTGTAATCTGTACGCTCACTATATTCATCTTCTCCCATACCTACATCTTTATATGCATTACGATTAAAGGGATTCTGTTTAGTATAATTATTTTTATTAAAAGAATAAACAAAAGTTTTTATGACTATAAAAACTACAACTAATGGCAGAGAATATGTCAAGATAATTAATGGTTTCATCGATTTTTATTTTTTACAGACCATGTTATTTCCATACCAATAACCATTAAAGTAATAAATCCAAAAACAAATAATCCACTCATCATAGTTGTATATTTAACCAAGGAAAAACTGGAGGTATTACTCCGATAAGTCGAAGAAGACCCTCAGCAAAAAGTGCGAGAACAACCCAACCAACACACATACTGATAATTCCAGCATTACGATTATGCTTTCGTATTGCATCGTCAATCATCTCCTGACATTCTTGTTGAGTTATATAGTGCTCTAGTTTTATTTCATTCATCCTCTGAGACATTAGGAAAATTACTCATAGGGTCTGGTAGTCCTCCAACTATAGCACAAGCTCTTTTGTAAAAGAAGTTGTCTGTTGTTACGTTTTCCTCAAACTTTTCTTTGATGATTGTCCAGTTTTTTAATTCGTCGGGATGCATGGTAGAAAGAAAGTGTCTACAATACTATTTAATGTAGAAATATACTACACTAATATCAACTATGTGTATTTGCTAACGGAGAGTCAGGGATTTGAACCCTGGAAGGTATTACCCTTGCTGGTTTTCAAGACCAGTGCCATAAACCACTCGACCAACTCTCCCTATTTTACATCAAAGTCCAATCTACGAACTTTGCGGCGGCGTCTTTCTTCTTGATAGATAAGTTCTTGACTAGAGAAATGACTATCAATTTTTCTCTCTACATTGTTGGTCACCATTACAACTTTATCCAAGTCTTTGGCACCAATCTTATTATCCACAATACTCATTTGATTTGGACAACCACAGAACTGAACTTTGCTAGTGTTCGTTAGTTCTTTTCTACACTCTTTACATCTGATAGTAATCATTAGGCATACATTGAATTTGACATGGGCGAAGAGGGGATCGAACCCCCGACAACTTGAATGTAAATCAAGTGTTCTACCGCTGAACTATTCGCCCAACTCCTTCTTCGTTTTGAAATAGAGTTTATAATATGGTTTTTTCATCTTGTCAAGGATTTTCATATCCTCTTCAAAACCCATATACTTACAGAGTTGATATGATCCTTCTAACTCACTAATCAATCTTAGAATGTTAGCAGGATGTTTTTCAAGTCCTCCAAAATCATACTTTGACATAATAATAAATTGGAGAAAGCGGAATACCAGAATCGAACTGGTGACGAAAGGTTGGAAACCTTTAGTTTTGCCTCTAAACTAATTCCGCAAGCGACTCAGGTTGGACTTGAACCAACGACCGACTGCTTAGAAGGCAGTTGCTCTATCCAACTGAGCTACTGAGTCTAGTGGTAGTTCCTATCGCCGCTAACCCTAAACTACCAAGGGGGTCACCGCAGTTGATCATGCCCTTTCGATTTCGTCGTTCATGTCAACAAAGTCATCATACTGCTGTTTTGTGATTTTGTCAAGTGATATAATCTCTAAATTTTCTTCAGGATCAAACCACTCATCAAACTCTGCCATGATTGCAAATTGATCGTACATTCTTTCAATGCCCTGTCCATTATACTCTTTAACTTTGTCAATAGCCCACTGTCGAATGTCTGTAACAATTTCTTCAGTCTCCATCATAATAGTCTTTTCGGAAGTACCTGCTGAGGATGTTACTATTGTAGTAGGCAGGTCCTCCTGTGTCAAGTGATTCGGTAAGGACTCCATGGACAAAGAGTTGTCTTGTCTCTTCAAAGTTTGTTTTGCCACTTGTTTTATGTAAAGACAGGATAGTTCTACTAAAATTTTGTCTGCCCAATTTGTCAATGTCCTCTTTAAGTTCTGGACAAGACCCATAATACTTTCTCCAATCAGATTCTTGTTTTACTTTGCGTTTCTTTCCTTTGGGTGTTCGGAAAGACCAAAAATACTTTCTCCCAATGTATTGTCGTTGGTTGGTGAGATTGGTAATGTTATAAACAAAACCAAAGTTGTCCCGAATAAGGCTACCATCAAAGGGAGTGCCCAAATAGACCCATGGGTTTTCATAGTCAGTATCTATATTCTTCAATGATGTTCAATACCTTGTCGAGATATTTATGTGCCATATCTCGATCCCCTTGCCACACTGTTTCGGGTTCTTCGTATACCTCATTTTTTAATTGAAGTACACGATTTTTTATTTCATCTTTTGTGATTTGATTCTTAGGCATGCTAAAGGTGGAAGTGTCCCCCCTATTTAAGCAGTTTTGATCTAGTTTGTCATCAATGTCACGATTCTCAAATATAAAGTCATCACACTTTTTTGCTTCAATATATTTTTCTAAATCAGAGTTGGAAACCGGAGAAGGTATCTTTCTTAACATCTTGTTTAATTCCACCAACAACATATGACTCAACCTCAGTCTCCTGTGGTGCCACTTGAAGACCCTTAGAGGAGATCCAATGCTGTGTCCAGGGCAATGGGTTTGCATTTGCTGCAATGTCGTATACAGGACGCAGACCGATACCCTTAAGGCGTCGATTAGCAATCCATTCAACATACTGTTGAAGAAGTTTATCATTCAGACCAATCATAGATCCATCTTGAAATAGATAGTCAGCCCAACGCTTCTCTTCATTTACAGCACGATCAAATGCTTTATAAGTCCACTCCTCTTCCTCCTTCATAATCTGTGCCATTTCAGGATCATCACCTTCTCTCCATTTCTTCAAAATATTTTGAGTAATGGCGAGGTGTTGATTCTCATCTCTTGCAATAAGGGAGATGATCTTAGCGGATCCCTCCATAAGTTTAAGTTCACCAAATGCAAAGCTGCAAGCGAAAGAAACATAAAAACGAATACCTTCCAGTATGTTGACATTGGCAACTGCTCTGTAAAGTTTGCGTTTAAGTTCATACTTTCCTGCTAATGCCTGAGGTACTTGTTCCAATGCATGTTGCCAATCATTAGAATTATCATACTGATGAGCATTTTTAATAAAGTCATCATAAGATTCTGTCACACTCGCAGCACGTTCTAAGATACGAGGATCGGTAACAATCTTATCAAAGACTTCTGAAGGATCACTATAGACATTTTTAATAATGTATGTGTAAGAGCGACTATGGATCATCTCCATAAATCCCCAGACTTCCATACATGCTTCTAGTTCGGGTAGACTGCAATAAGGTATAAAAGCCATCCCAGGACCACGACCCTGAATGGAGTCAAGCATAATCTGATACTTTAGGTTAGAAGTATAGATATGCTTTTGTTCTGAACGCAATAATTGATAGTCACCACGATCCTTCTGTAAAGAAACCTCCTCAGGTCTCCAGAAGTATCCTAATTGTTGTGTGGTAAGCTTATCAAAAATTGGATATTTGTATGAATCGTATCTCTGGATACCCAGAGGTTTACCGAAAAACATCGGTTGCTTTTTAGTATTGACTTGTTCAGTGTTAAAGACAGTCATACCTTTAACATTAGTATTAGTATTGTCCACAGATGATATTTTAAACTGCACAGGATTCACACTCTCCCTCCTCGGCGTGTTCTAGATCGGTTAACAAATTACCCAAATTTGGTTTCTCTTCTTCAACCTCATCATTCTTACTATCGTAAGTATTTTGGTAGTAAGAAGTCTTCCAACCGTACTTATATGTAGTTAAAAAATCTTGTGCCATTACAGACACGGGAACTTCGTTGTCTGGATAATTCTCTGGATTGTAACTCCAGTTACCAGAAATTGCTTGGTCAAAGAATTTCTGCATCACAGCAACAACATTAATATATCCACGATTGGATTTCATATCCCATAGAAGAGTGTAGTTATTCTTCAGTGTTCCGTATTGAGGAACAATCTGCTTAAGAGGTCCTTTCTTTGATTTTTTAATGGACAAGTAGTCTCTAGGTGGTTCGATTCCATTGGTTGCGTTTGACACAACGGAACTGCTTTCTGAAGGCATTTGTGCGGACAATGTGCTGTGTCTGAGACCATACTCTTTGATATCTGAGCGAAGACTATCCCAATCATGCGTTAACTTAATAGAAGAAATTTCATCAACATCATTTTTATATGTGTCAATTGGAAGAATTCCATCTGCATATTTAGTGCGACCAAAATCGTGGCACCACCCCTTTTCTTTTGCAATTTGATTTGAAGACTTGAGAAGATAATATTGGAAAGATTCTGAGAGTCCATGAACAGCATCCCATGCGTCCTGAGAGTCGTAATTATATCCAAGTTTAGCAAGATAATGTGCTAAACCAATAAAACCCACTCCAAGGGATCTACGTGCCTTTGTAGCACGTTCTGCAGCTAATACAGGGTACTCCTGATAGTCAATCAGTTCCTCAAGACTACGAACAGATAAATCACATAAATCTTCAAGTTCTTCATCAGATTTAATCTTACCAACATTAACTGCAGAAAGAATACAGAGTGCAATCTCACCCAATTGATCATCAATATGATTGATTGGATCTGTAGGTAGAGTGATCTCCTGACAGAGGTTGCTCATGTTAACCTTGTCTTTGAAAGAAGAGTGTGAGTTACAATGGTCGATGTTCATAAGATACAACCTACCAGTCTCTGCTCTCTCCTTTAGGATATTCAGAATTAATTCTTGTGCCCCGATAGTCTTTCTTGGAACAGACTCATCTCGTTCAAACCCCACATATAGATCATCAAACCTGTCAGTACCAAAAGCATCATAGAGACCTGGTACGTCATGCGGTGAGAAGAGGCTAATGTCTTCATTCGCAATGAAACGTTCGTAGAAAAGTTTTGAAATTTGGATTGAGTAGTCAAGTTTCCTCACTCGATTGTCTTCTGTTCCTTTATTGTTCTTGAGAACAATAATGTCTTCTATTTCCTGGTGCCAGATAGGAAAGTGAACTGTAGCAGAACCACCTCTGATGCCGTTTTGAGTGCAGCATCTGACAGTTGATTCAAACTTTTTAAGGAAGGGGACAACGCCTGTATGTTGTACCTCTCCATTTCTGATTTTAGAGTTGATACCACGGATTCGACCTGCGTTGATGCCAATACCAGCCCTTTGTGCGACGTATTTACCAATAGCCATATCACTGCTAAAGATACTATCGAGGGTGTCATCAACATCAACGAGAACACAAGATGCAAATTGACGAAGTGGTGTTCGCACTCCTGCCATGATTGGTGTTGGGATGTTGAGTTTGTGCTTTGAGATTGCGTCATAATACCTCTTTACATATGACATTCTAGTTTCTTTTGGATACTCTGCAAAGATGGTCAGAGCAATCATCATGTACATAAACTGTGGAGTTTCATATACTCCTCCACTGCTACGATCCTGCACGAGGTACTTATCAACGACTTGACGTAAACCTGCATAAGTGAATAGAAAGTCACGGTCATGATCAATAAAAGAATCAGCACGTTCAATCTCTTCTTGAGAGTACTTGTTGTAAATATCACTATCATAAACCTCTGCAGATACACAATCAATAATGTGCTGCTCAAGTGTAGGAAGTTCTTTCATCTTCCCATAAAGTTGCTTCCTAACAGAAAACAATAGAAGACGCGCAGCAACATACTGATAATTTGGATGGTCTAGATCAATCAGATCACTTGCAGACCTAATGAGAATTTCTTGAATTTCTCCAGTAGTAATACCATCATAAAATTGAATACCAGACTTCATCTCAACTTGACTAGCAGATACGCCAGCAAGACCTTGACATGATTCTTCTACCATGAGATGCATTTTATCCAAATCTAGAGATTCAATACGACCATCTCTTTTTTTAACTTTTGTTCCGTTGCTCATATTTTTTTCCAGATGTTAAACTTAAGTTTTGCTTCTAAACCAGAGTATGTATTTGATTCTATCACAGACTGTACATCCAGTCCAGACATCACCATATCATTAATATCCTTGTCATCAATACCATTTGGCCAAATGACTATTTTTTCCCCATTATTAATTGTTCGCTCAATCCTTGAGACGATCTCTCTATTACGTGGTTCGTTATCATAGATCCAAACAGGATTGCTGATCCCCCAACAACTAACATCAGCGTCAGCTCCACACATAGCAATCGCATTGCGAATGAACTTGCTGTCGAATGGTCCTTCTGTAACATAGACTGGAACATCTTTTCTGATACTATCGAGTCCGTAGATTTTTGGTGCGTCATCATTAAACATCACAGTGATATATTTAACAGATTTTGAATTTGCAAAATTCAGAGATCTTCCTTGAATTCCAATTAAATTTTGTTGATAATATAGCGGAATAATAATTCTTGGTTCGTCGCGATAAGTACTATCAAAAACTTTCTTTTTTGAATTTACAAATTCTTTAAATTTATGTGCATAATAAAAATCATTTGGATTTAATTTTCTACTAGTTAAGTATCCACAAGATGATGGGTCTTCTGATGCTTTTGGCAAATCTATTTTGGTTTTAAACTTTATCTGCTTAAACTCAAATTTGGGTTCATCAACAACAAAGTTTCTTCCAGAGTGGCCATTCTTAAATTTTTCAAGAGTATATTGCTTATGTAAACCAGGATCAACATGCTTTAAAAAATTATTAAGTGACATCGATGCGCCACAATTATGACACTTAAAATTAGTGTTTGCTTTTACTGAGTAAATATATCCTCTTGTCTTATTACGATTCTTTTGAGAATCCCCACAAATAGGACAACGAAAATTATAAAGATTTGGTTTAACTCTTTTAAATTTTTCTAGTCTAGAAGATATAAAACCAATAAATTTAGAATCAATGTGATCCATTCACAAAGGTTACTGCTGATGCCATTATAGCACTTTCGGTAGAAGATAGCAATGGTCTAAGAGTTTTGATTGCTTGTGGATTGCTTATAATCAATATTGATGCAATTGCTCCAATACCAATCCATAGTTTTTTTTCTAGTAACGAAAGTCGTTTAGTAACGTTGTCATGATCGCTGTCCATTTTATCACGGAGTTTGTCGATTTTATCAAACAATACTGAGTCAATTTCTTCTTGTTTTGATAGTCTTTCCTCATGTACAGCAAGCATCCTACTCACATTATTATTTACCTCTGCAATTTTTTCAATAGCAGAATCTAAACGAGTAACTAACTGCTCAAAATTACTAAGTCTCTCCTCCAAAATAGCAACCTTAATATTATCCATTGTCAGGTTTCCACATTTTTCTAATGCCCTTCATATAGATATATTTTTTTTTCTTCTTCAATCTTACTGGAGGATCATCACCTGCCTCTACAGAACCTGCAATGTTGCCACTGCCAATATTATTAACCGGTTCTTCTCTTAAATTTATGCCCGAACGAACTATGTCCAAGATTCTATCAAACTTATTCTTTTCCATTGTAGATTTTGTAAAGTTCTGACAAGCAATAAATATCAACTTGAACATCATGAATATAGCATTTTGGATACTCTGGCAACTTACCCAAAAAAATTACAAAGGTTTTAATTTGTGACCAGAGTTCTTCTTCTATTTTATAGAACAACATAGGTGTTGCTGCTTCCCCAAAAATGTTATAAAGAATAATAAAATGATTTAAGAGGAGATGAGTTTTTAATTCCCCATCTCTCTTATATCGTTTTAGCAATCTTTTTATATACTTAAAATGATTAAGATCCTTATCAAAATCATCTTTAGTTACAGCTTGGGAATTTTGATAATTTTTAATCGCAAAGAGGAGGAAGTTATCCTCATTCAATCCATTAAATATCATTTAATTATGGTGTAGGATAAACAGTATTTCCAGTAGTGATACCGGACATTGCGACTAGAACTTCTTTCTTAACTCTTAGTTCACCTTCAGCACCCATGTAGGTTGTAACACCAACCCATCCTTCATGACTAGCTTCGTATGCACCACCACCATTTGGATTTACCGCATATACGAATGAATCGCCAGATGGTGAACCTTTCTTAGAATAGGTTGAATCAAGAACAGTATATTTTGGAAGTTGACTAATGCTATGCTCAACTCCAGCAATTGCTGCACCGCTCAGGCCTGCAGTGGAACCAATAGTACAACTAATGGTAGAAGCAATCGAAACAATTACAGCATTACCAAAAAAGGTAGTTGCTTTAGTACCGAATTGAATAACATCCCCAGTTTGTGCTGCTCCAACATTTCCAAATGTTGTGGCAGTTCCTGTTACTACTCCAGTGTCATAATTTAATATAACGGTTCCAACAGAACCCACTGCATCGTTATTTCCCCAAAGTGCCATGTCTTTTTTCCGTTTTAAAAATTTTGCTAATAATATTTATAAAAACATGAGACCGTAAAGTCTCAGAATATTATTCTTTTCTTGCATTAATTGCCTTAGTTACAACTTCAAGAAGTTGATCATCCATATCAGTCTTGGTCAGCTTAACTGCTTTAGCAAGAATAACAAGACAGATCTCAACCATCTTCTCACCGAGTTCTTCGTTTTCTGGAATATTTGATACGGCATCTTTAATAATTTTTGATGCTAATGGAAGTAAAAATGCAAGCATGGTAAATCTCAATTACTAATACTATATATTCTCTAAAAATTCTTTTAATGATTTTTTCTTTTTCTCAGGTAACTTTTTATGCTTAGTAGAAGCAAAGTCTTTCGCATCACTCTTCTTCATTGATGCTGCTGCTTTAGCAACCTCAGGAGAAGGGTTAGTCATGTCACCTTTCTTGGTGGCATATACCATACCCATGAACCTTTGCTGTGCTTTAGATACTGCTGGCATATCAAGTCGCTTTCTTTCTGCGATTCATCTCCTTTGTCACTCTCTTCATCATAAATTGATTAGAAGGAAGACTCTGATCACTAGAACTTACTTGCTTATGGAGTGCTGCTAGTTTCTCATCTGACTGTTTGGCCATTTTGGCGTCTTCTTTGATGGCACCTTTACCATGCTTGGCACGGATGCTTGTCTTCACTTTCTCAAGTGCAGACATACCATCATAGGGTTTTTTCTTACCAAATGTATTAGGTGTGTTACTAGGTGCTTTGTTGTAACGGTTATTACCATCAACACCACCACGTTCCATGCGACGGTCTCTCAGAGAATCTTCGGTTGCTTCACCCATTGCTTTCGCGGGTGGCTCAGTCTTTTTTGCTTTGTTCAAACTCTGTTGTCTTTTCTGAGCAATCATTCTATCAACCATTGCTTTCTTCTTTTGAAGTTGCAATTCTTGAGGAGTCATTGATGCCTCTTCTTTTCTCAGGTTTGCTTTCCGCATCTTCAAGTATGCCCTGTCCTTGGAACCCATACGGGCTTGACCTTGTGGTTTCTTAGAACCACCAGCGGGATTAGGACCAGTGTTCTTTGCTCTGTATGAGTAGTTTGCACCGCTACCCTTGGAGTCACCAGAGATCATCTTACCAGCATCAGATCTGCTGTCCTGATACTGCTTCTCAGTCTGTCCGTGCCTACCTTTATGAAGTTCTTCAATCTGCTCAAGTTCTTCTTTGGTTAAAGCTGCAGCACGTTTGCGGGATTTATTACCTTTACCTCTCGCATCATCAGCACCATACTTACTATAACCACCTTTCAACTGACGTTCATGTGCTGCTTTTGATCTATCTGCAACACCTTTGGAATAACGTGAACCACCAAATTCTTTTTGATCTCTTTCTGCTTTTGCACGAGTACGTTGAAGAATCTGAGCCTTAGCAGAAGTATCAGATTTTTCTGGACCAACATTATACTTCTTACGAAGTTGATCACCCCTACTCATGGGTTTTGCTGGTTCTTCTTTCTTGTTACCAAGAAGTCTTTTTACTGCAGAACGTAAACCTTCATCTAAAGATTGATACTCCTCATACATATCATTCCAGGTAAGATCAGAGCAATCATATCCTTCAGTAATAAGGAAATCAACATACTCTTCTACTTCAACTTCCTCACTCATACGGTCAACAACCTTTTGAGCCTTATTTTTGATAAAGTTCTTAAGACCTTGCTTCTTTTGATTTACCTTATCCTTTGCTGCTTGCTTTACTTCTCTCTTTTTATTGTAAGCATCAACTCGTGCCTGAGCAACTGCCATTCCTACTTTCTTCTTTGATTTTTGAAGAAACTCGCCAGACTTTCTCTTAAGGAACTTTCTTCTTGATCCTACTTGAGAACCATCTTTTTTCATTGGTTTGGTATCAGAACCAAAGGTTACCGTTGCTTCCATAGCATTTTCAATTGCTTCTTCAACATCATCTTC